TTGGTTATAAGGGTGCTAATGCTTATGACGCTGGTATCTTCTATTGCCCATACGTTCCACTACAAATGGTTCGTGCTATCGATCCTAACACCTTCCAACCAAAAATTGGTTTCAAGACTCGTTACGGGATGATCGCTAACCCATTCGTAACTCAGTCGAACGGTACAACTGACGGTGATACTTTCACTGCCAACCGTAACCAATACTATCGTCGCGTTAAGGTTACTAACCTTATGTAATCGATACCTTCCCGTTAGAGGAAGGGTTACTAAGAAACTGGGGGGAGCAGAAATGCTCTCCCCATTTTCATTATAAATAGTATGAAACAAATGAGGGTAACATGGTATTAAAATCATCACTTGGCGTAACAGAAGCAAACTGGGTCAATCAACAACCCAGCGATCTCGACTATCTGAAACCAAACGGGTTTAAGTTTCAGGTTCACAATCTCCCTAATGTATCATACTTCTGCCAAGCAGCAAACATTCCTGCGATACAACTCGGATCTCCTACGTTCCAAACACCACTGTCAGATATTCCAGTTCCAGGTGATAAATTAGCATACGGCGACTTGGTAATTCGGTTTCTTGTCCAAGAGAACATGAGTAACTATCTCGAACTATATAATTGGTTGGTTGGTCTGGGATTTCCAGAGTCCAGAGAGCAGTATAAAAATTGGAATGAATCGCAACGTTATAGATTCCCTGCTATCTCAGATAAACGCCTCGGTGCATTAGGTAACTTCTCAGACGCAGACTTCTTCATTCTTGACTCGGACAACAATCCAAATGTTAAGATTACTTACTACGACATTTTTCCTGTCAGTCTCGAGGCATTAGACTTCGATATTAGCACTGGTCGAGCAGACTACTTGATTGGTATTGCTGCGTTTAAATATCGTCAATATACGGTCGAGGCACTTTAAAGCTTGACATTCCAAGCAAAATTTAGTATACTTATATTATTTTTCTATTGAGGGCATTATGAAACTATCTGAAATTCAAGAGTCATGGACTAACGACTGCAAGATCGACCAATTAAATCTTGGTCCAGAATCAACCAAAACCCCAGAGTTGCACTCTAAATATCTCAACATACTATCAAATTCTAAACTGCAGTTGCGCAAGGCAGAGGCAGATTATTATCGCTTGCGCAGAACTAAGATGCGGTATTATCGTGGAGAACTTACACGCGAAGAACTCGAAGAACATGGGTGGAATCAATACCAAGGTCTCAAACCGCTGAAGAATGAGATGGACGATGTTCTTCAGTGCGATGAAGAGATGATCAAGCAACAGGACAAGATTGATTATATTAAAGCAGTTCTATATCAATTAGAGCAGATTCTGCGGTCACTAAATAGTAGGACATGGGATATTAAGTCCGCAATTGAGTGGACCAAGTTTACAAATGGATTAATGTGACCGATCTAACCATCACGAAAAAAGATGAAGTGTATCTGAATGTGGAATGCGACCCCAGCATTTCACAGGAACTGTCAGAGTATTTTACTTTCGATGTTCCAGGTGCAAAATTCATGCCAACCTATCGTGCTAAGTTATGGGATGGTAAGGCACGTTTGTTTAACATGTGGACCAAAGAACTATATGTAGGACTTCTTCCATATCTCAGAGAATTTTGTCAGCGCAATGAATATGAGATGGACGTTCAGATCGAACGTATCGGTGATCCCATAACCTATGAAGAACTGGTTGAATATGCCGACTCTCTGAATCTCCACTCACAAGGTAATCCGATCGAAGCAAGAGACTACCAGTTAGACGCTGTTAAGTATGCGATTCGTATCGGCAGAACTCTGCTGCTGTCACCAACTGCATCAGGTAAGTCGCTGATCATTTATTTGTTGATGCGATATCACCAGAAGTTTGGGCGCAAACAGTTGATCATTGTTCCTACCACATCCCTCGTCGAACAGATGTATAAAGACTTCCAAGATTATGCCTCGGAAACAGACTGGAAAGCATCATATAATTGCGCCAGAATCTATTCAGGATTTGAAAAATCGAATGAATATCCTATAACGATTTCTACATGGCAGTCAATCTATAAGTTACCCAAAAAGTTCTTCGATGAGTTTGATGTAATCTATGGAGATGAAGCGCATCTATTCAAAGCGAAATCTTTGACGTCGATCTTCAACAAATGCACTAAGACTAAGTTCCGGATCGGAACAACAGGAACTCTTGATGGAACTAAGACGCATAAGTTAATTCTCGAGGGATTGTTTGGTAAGGTCCACAAGGTTATCTCAACTAAAGAATTGATGGAACAGGGATCGGTCGCCGACCTGGATATTCATTGCCTCGTTCTGGATTATTCTGATGAAGAGAAGAAAGCATTGACTAAGTATACTTACCAAGAAGAAATGGACTGGTTGGTAACACATCAAAAGCGTAACAACATAATCAAGAATCTGGCAACCACCCAGAAGGGTAACACATTGGTGTTGTTCCAGTTTGTTGAGAAACATGGTGCAGTTTTGTATGACTTGATCAATGAGAAGATCGGAAAGTCTCGCCAAGTTTTCTTTGTCCATGGTGGAACTGATACTCAGCAGCGCGAGAAGGTTCGTGAGATTACTGAGAAAGAGAAAGATGCAGTTATCATCGCATCGTATGGCACCTTTTCAACGGGAATAAATATAAGGAATCTGCATAATGTCATATTCGCTTCTCCTTCGAAATCTAGAGTAAGAAATCTCCAGTCGATTGGTAGAGGATTGCGTAAGGGAGATGACAAAACTTCCTGTCGTCTTTTTGATATAGGTGATGACTTATCTTGGAAGAGCAGAAAAAATTATACTCTACTACACATGATAGAGAGAATCAAGTTATATAATGAAGAAGGTTTCAAATACAAACTCGTGAGGATATCTACTGATGGAAACTCCAAAGGTACTTAAATTTAAAAATGGCGATCTAGTAATCGCAACGATAAGAGACAGTGAAACGAATGAATTATTCTGGATGGATAATCCTATTTCGGTAGTTCCCTATCCTGTCATCCAAGAAGATATTGTTGGAGAAACGTTTCTTCTGAAACCATGGATTGGTATTACTACAGAGAAAACTTTCCTGGTTCCCAAATCCGAAATAATTACTGTCTGTGTATTAAGGGAGAATCTCCTCGTCCAGTATGAGAGATATATCTCCGGAGAAGTAAAACTTCCCGAGGAAACAGAGGAGGCAAACGTGGACATGGAAATGTTGCATTCCCAACTACTCAGAAGCAGGAACCTACTCAATTAAGCAGTAGTAAAGCTATTATTCATCATACTCGACATAGTCATTATACCTCGAAACGCGAGTGTTGTCAAGCTATATACTGAAATAATAGTGAAAAAAAATCATTGACTAATAAGAAAAAGTATAGTATAACGGTATGATAAATGGAGTTATAAATGACTGAAATACCAGAGAAAAATGTGAAAAAACCATTCAAGAAGAATAAGAAAAACAACATACATTATGTAGATAACTCTAAGTTTCTAGAAGAGATTACTAAGTATCGAGATAGTGTGCTTGCTGCAAAAGAAGCAGGAGTATTGAAACCACGAGTTCCCAACTATATCGGGGAATGCTTTCTAAAGATCGCAACTCACTTGGCATACAAGAGTAACTTTATCAACTACACATATCGAGAAGAAATGGTGTCGGATGGTATTGAAAATTGTATTACTTACATCGATAACTTTAATCCTGAGAAATCAAAGAATCCCTTCGCGTACTTCACACAGATAACATACTATGCTTTCCTCCGACGCATTGCCAAAGAGAAACGCCAGCAACAAACTAAGTATCGATACATGCGAAACATTGATGTTCATGACTTGATTACACAAGACCACGATACAGGTGACTATGGTAATGAGTTTATTGACTATGTTAAGAAGCAGATGGACATGATTGATGACTTTGACAAACCAGAATCAGCAAAGGTCAGCAACATACCAAAGCGTCGACCGAAATATTTAGACCAAAAAATCATTGACAATTCTCTTGATATAGAGTAGAATGGATTTATTAAAGATTGTTAAAGGAGTTGTTTATGACTGAAGTAAAAACTAACAAGTACGTTGCATGGTTCACTGAAAACTGGTTTACCGTATTTTTCTTTCTTGCGTTTGCATTGATTATCGCGGCAGTATCCAGTAATATTAGCAACCACAGGAATGGTGTTCAAGGTGTTTCTAAACAGAACGCAGGATGTATCTATCTTGAGTCAAGTGATCTTGGTGAAGGTCAACACTACATGATCTGCGACGGACAAATTGTTCTTAAGCGCCTCGCAGAAGAAGGTGAAGCAGAACCAACGACTGAAGAAAAGTTGGAAGAAGTAGTTCCTACTGCACCTGCAAAGTAATTAGAAAGTTCGAGTATGAAGGTTGCGTTGATCACAGACACTCACTTCGGTGCTAGGTCAGATTCTATTCCGTTCGATAACTTCTTCGCGAAGTTTTATACTGAGGTGTTTTTCCCACACCTTGAACAAGCAGGAATCAAAACTATAATTCATCTTGGTGATGTTTTTGATCGCCGCAAGTTTATCAATTACAACACACTAAAAAAGTGTCGTGAGTATTTCTTCGATAAAGCACGAGATCTCGGTATCGATGTGCACATGATTGCTGGTAACCATGACACATTTTTCAAGAATACTAATGAGGTAAACTCACTAGACCTGCTGCTTCGTGAGTATGGAAATGTTATAACATATTCTGACGCAGAAGAAATTAAACTGGACGGAAAGAATCTACTGCTTGTCCCATGGATTTGTTCTGGTAATTATGCAGAAACCATGGAGGTTGTAGATAAAAGTAATGCACAAGCAGTATTCGGACACTTTGAATTTTCAGGTTTTGAAATGTACCGTGGGCATAAAAATGACCATGGCATGGGCACTGAACATTTTGATAGATTTCCTCTCGTTTGTTCTGGTCATTTTCACCATCGCAGTCGGACTGGTAACATTCTGTATCTTGGTAATACCTATGAGTTTACTTGGTCTGACTATAATGACCCTAGAGGGTATCACTTATATGACACGGAAACTAACGAGGTAGAATTCTTTGAGAACCCATTTCAAATCTTCCATAAAATCTATTATGATGATACTACTAGTGATCCTAATAGTATGGACCTTGGACCAATTGTTGGTAGTTGTGTAAGATTAGTCGTAGTCAAGAAGACAGACTTCTATAAGTTTGATCGCTTCGTTGATAAATTATATGACTGTGATCTAATCGAACTAAAGATAATTGAAGACTTCTCTGAGTTCGAGGCAGATGTAATTGAAGAAGATAAGATGGATGTCGAGGATACAATGACCGTACTATCTGATTTTGTTGATACTGTTTCGACCGATCTTGATAAAGACAAGATTAAAAACCTATTGAGAACTTTGTATATTGAGGCACAGCACGTTTCTGTATGATCATTTTTAAAACTATACGTTGGAAGAATTTACTTTCAACAGGTAATGCTTTCACTGAAATTAAACTCAACCGTTCACCCAGCACTTTGATTGTCGGCGAGAATGGTGGTGGTAAATCCACGATGCTCGATGCTCTCTGCTTTGGATTGTTCGGCAAACCTTTCCGCAGCATCAACAAACCGCAACTGTTGAATTCAATTAACAAGAAAAATCTTCTGGTTGAAATTGAGTTTGACATTGGTGGCAAAGATTACAAGATTGTTCGTGGTATTAAACCGAACATCTTCGAGATTCAATCTGGTGGTGAAGTAATCAATCAAGATGCTGCTGCTCGAGACTATCAAAAGTATCTCGAGGAATCAGTTCTCAAACTTAATTACAAGTCGTTTACTCAGATTGTTATTCTGGGATCAGCATCGTTTACTCCATTCATGCAGTTGCCACCGTTTACTCGTCGCGAGATTATTGAAGACATTCTTGACATTCAGATCTTTACCACAATGAATACTGTTCTGCGCGACAAGATGAACGAACTGAAAGATAGTCTTCATGATGCTGATGGTAAACTGGAAGTTCTGAAACAAAAGGCAACCATCCAGAAAGAATATGTCGATACGCTCGAAGCAAATAAAGAAAAGAGAGTTGATGAAATTATCTCGCGAATCGAAGAATGTGAATTGTCCATCGCCAGTTTTCAGAATCTTATTGGAGTACTCGAAGGCAAGAAGTTCACGCACGAAGATGCCAAGGCAGCACTCGGAGATCTCGGTGCAAAACAAAAGAAACTCGAATCTTTTAAAACCAAATTTTCCACCCAACTCCGCGATCTCCAGAAAGAGGTGGCATTCTATAATGAGACAGACGAATGTCCGACGTGCCAGCAAGGCATTGCTCACGATCATAAAGAAACCATCGTATCATCCAGACAAGAGAAAATCGAAGAACTATCTGCGGGAATGGATAAGTTACAGGAAGAGTTTACAAAACTTGAGGAACTTATCGCGGAAAATGAGACTCTCTCCGAACAAATTTCTGGGGTGAATGCAGAGATTATCGCGAACAACAATGAAATTATTGTTCAACAGCGTTTGATTCAAGCACTCAATTTAGAATACAATGACATCACTACCAAGACTGCAGATATTGATGAAGAAAAAACAAAACTCAAGTCATATGCTAAGGAAGTTCTGACACAGAACGAGGAGAAGGCAAGACTGAATGAAGAAAAGCATTACATGGAAGTTGTCTCGACGCTGCTCAAAGACACTGGTATTAAGACTAAGATTATTCGGCAGTATCTTCCAGTTATCAATAAGTTGGTGAATAAATATCTACAAGCAATGGACTTCTTTGTGCAGTTTAATCTTGATGAGAAGTTCGATGAAACTATCAAGTCTCGCCATCGTGATGATTTTAGTTATGCTTCATTCTCAGAAGGTGAAAAGCAACGTATCGATCTGGCACTTCTATTTACCTGGAGAACAATCGCCAAGATGAAGAACAGCGTAGCAACTAATCTGCTTATTCTCGATGAGGTATTTGACTCCTC